TCATAGCTAGTGTGGTTTTATCAATCATCCAGTCAGATTGTAAAGCTAACATAGTGTTTTTAATTCTATACGGTCTTTCATTATCCATTTATTACTCCTTAATGTAGTATTGGTAGTTTTGTTTCTTCATCAATTTCACCTATGATCTCAATCTTTAATAATTTTGCTTCTCGGTTAGCTTCATCATAATCGTAGGCAAAAATGAACGGTCCGGAAAATATTTTTTCTTTACCATCTGTATCAGTTATTTTGAACTGCGTAAGAAATATTCTAGTAGTATCGCTGTCCATTACCAGGTCTTTTTCTTTTGTTTTTCTTCAGCTACATTCTTTAACTCACTGATCTCCCGATCTTTTTTAAAGATTTTATCCCAGTTTTCATCTATCTTTTTTACGTCTTCCGGACGCCTAGCACTACCTTTACCACCACGCCATTTCATTTTCTTTTTCTCATTAATTTATCTTCTGTTCTCCGTAATGACCATTCTAAAAATCTACTAATTAATTTACTTATGTACTTCATATTTTTCTTTATATTCTTCTCTAAGTTCTGGGAACTCACTTAAATATTTAGTGAGTATGTGTTTGTTATCTGGATCCGTTAAAAGTTTTTCTATAGTTTCTCTAAGAGCCAAAAGATTATCTGTAGCAATATCTCTTTTTATCTCAGCCAGTATTTCTTCAACTAGCGTGTTCATATTTCTTGCTCATCTACTTCGCCTTCTATAATTTTACCTGCTGGTAATACTCCGCCAGTGTCGTAATACAATTGTTTCATACGGTCTAAAACTTCTTCTTTAGACATAGTATCAACTCGGTTGACAGTTAGTTCACTACGATTTACATAAAGCCCTGCTGCTTTACCCCTAGCAACTTCCGCAGTTACCGCAGCAGACCATGCTCCATTACGCATAGCCCCTTCTCTAATATCTTTTAAGTCAGTGAGGTGAGTAGATAGATCTAGCTCAACTTTTTTGGCTGCTTTTTCTTGTAGCATACCTATTCTTTGCTTAACTAAAGGGTTAGCTTCTGAATCTAGTAAGTAACCAGCACGAGTAGCGTTTTTCTCACTGTACCCTGCGTCTATTGCAGCGTCTTTCTTCTTCATACCTTTAGCTACGTTTTGGGCGTATTTTTCCTGCTTAGGAGTTAGCTTCTTTTTTTCTTTTGTCATCTCTTTTGTTTTTTGCACCTATTTTATAATCTTCTCTTCTTTGCGTATGCTGGTATTTCCTACTTTGTATTGTTGTGTAACTAATATCATGAGCGTCATCGTAAGCTCGTTTAAATTCTTTTAGTCCGTCAAACACGACCTTATATTCATAATCTTCTCTAGCTCTTAAATTAGCTTCGTGGTTTTGTATAGCGATATCAAGTATTTCATCGTCAACGTGGAAGTCTGAGACTAAGTGGTCACTTGAACCCATAAACAATACTTCATCTTTTTTAATTGAACCAGCTGTTGTAAAAGACCTAGGACCACCATTCATATCTTTATGAATGCCCTTATACATTTCCATATTCTTTTTTGTTTGTACTTTTTTACTACAAACCGTACCGCATGTTCTATATCTGGTTACAGTATTAGTACACCCTGGACCAGCACATATTGTCATTCTGTTCTCCATACTCTTAGGTATTTATCTCCGTCTTCGTACACAGTACGGGAAGTCAATATCTTACCATTACGAGTACCATAAGCAGACGCAGCAGTTCTAAACCTGACTACTTCTTTTTCGCTATCGTAAGCAATAGCCATGCTATCTCCTACATCTAACTTATAGAAATGATACTTCTGTTTATAGTTGTTAGCTTTATCGGGTAAGGGTATGTCCGAAGTTATCTCCACACTACTTACCGTTCACCGATAGAGAGCCACCTTTCCAAAAGTAAGCGTCTTGGTGTTGAGGGTGGTCAGGTCTTTTGAATACGTAGATAGTATCTGGGTTATATCTCATGTCAACTAAATTACACGCGTCCTCAATCATACTTTCTTCGTAACATAAAATTTCTTCACGGTCATCTAAAGACTTACTACCATAACTCACTACCCAATGAGGGTCAAGAGCATGGTTAGCCGAATAAATCATTCTTATATCTTCACTCATATATTACTCCTATATAAATATATAGTATATATAGTATATACCATCAGTAGGTAAGTAAATGATTTTGTTAATATATTTAAGGGGGTTTACGCCTTGATTTAGTAACTAAAGCCTTAGTACCTAATACTTAAATCAAGGGCTTAAAACGGCTCACAGTAAGCCTAAACTAGGAATTTTTAGTTATATAACCTAGCTTTATATCATACTTAATATCATTAAGAGTTAGCACACCTCTATCTAATACTTTTTGTATACTCGGCTTACCTATGTAACTCAATAACCTTTTTTTATTCTTTTGGCTCATTGGTACTTTATCTGTACGTATTAATATCTGGGTAGTATCGTAAGGGTCACGACCACGCACAGTTGTACAGTAGTTGTTAGGTTTAGGTATGTCTACCTTATGGTTTTTATATAGATTTTTCATATCATCCTCGGTTATATGTTTAGCCTTTTTCATTAACACTTTGTATAAAGCAAACTGCCCACATTTAGCAGTATCAAACTTTTTAGCTTTACCTGTGTATTCTTTATACCAACGCTCAGCTTGGGGTACACCTAAAGAAGGAGACATTTTCATAGGGTCACCTATATAAATACCACCGCCTTTTACTTTATGCATCTCAGTCATATTGAACTTCATTACCCGACTAGGTAAGTCAGGTAAAAAGTATACAAAGTGTGTGCTATACGCTGGGTGCATCTTTCTTAGTAGCTATGGTAAAGTGTTCATATATACCCGCTTCTACTAGCTGGTCGTATGCATCTTTTTTACTTTTCTTAAGCCCGTAAAAGTATTCTTTTAATACCCCGAAACTAGAGATTCTAGTAAACTTAAGACCACTTGACTTAGCTTCTAGTTTTAGCCCTATTAAAGCTGTAGCCATACGCATATTATGCATGTCCTCTAAATAGTAACCACCCTCGTCTGCAGCTTTCCAAACCTCACCGTTTAATTCTAACATATTTTTCTCCTTTAAATTAACTATATTAATTAAACTATAGGTCGCTAGTCAATACTAGTATCGTGTAAATAAAGTTACCAGCTAGGTTGATCGTCGTACTTACCTTTTATTAACCTAACGTTCTTTGAATTTAACCAGCCTCTAAGTTCCTGGCTTCTTTCTTTACTGGTGGTATCTTTCTTGGTATATATCTCTGCTTTTTTATCCATAAACATTTTATACCCCGTGTAATAGTCACCGTCTCCTAATTCACTGAACCTAACAATCTGCCATGCACGTGCTTTAGTAACACCATACTCGTATCCTATTTCCTCAAGAGTCTTACCTTCTTTTGAACTCATGACTATTTCAGAATACATCTCTTCTTTTTCTATACGTCTACTCATTTAAAAAACTCCTTATAATGAACTGTTGCTTCTCCCCAACTTCTACCTATTTCTGCATCAACTTTATTGGGAACACATAAAGGTGTACAGTCCGCCATTACCTGCATGATAAGTTCACACTGGTCAGGGTCGGTAACTGAAATATCTAATTCATCGTGTACTTGGGTATGTGGTAAAATACCTTCTTTGTACAAGTCAATCATTGCTTGCTTAGTCATATCTGCTGCTGAGCCTTGTATTAATCTATTCATAGCTTTATAGGTGAAAGCTCTTTTAACTTGACTACCATACTCAGTAACAGCTTTTTCATAAGGGTAGGCTGGTTGTCTATCATTCATAGGCTCGTAAAGATTAAACCTACATTTACGCCCAGCTATAGTGGTTATATATCCACGGTTAGCCCCAAGCCTAGCACATTGATCACGTAACCCCTTGATAAAAGGTACTCTTTTATGATAGGTATCAAATAGTAACTCTGCTTCCTGCATAGATAGGTCTAGCTGTTTTACTAGCTTATCTTTACCCATCCCGTAACTTAGCCCTAAGTTAATTATCTTAGCTTCTTTACGGCTTATGTTAGCCATATCTGCTACTACCTGATGAAAGTCAGCATCCCTATTACGGTAAGCATCAACTGCTTCTTCTGCCCCTTCTTGCTCGGTAGCTGAAGCGTAATGTACTGTTAGTCTAGGTTCTTGTTGAGAGTAATCAAAGCAACCCCAGTAATGGTCTTTTTCAGGTATAAAGATACTACGAATTAATGGACCAATATCCTCATTACGAGCAGGTACTTGTTGTAAGTTAGGGTTACTACTACTGAACCTACCTGTTACTGTACCACCACGGTCACTACGTAAAGGATGAAGTTCTCCATGTATTCTACCACCCACACTATGCTCTAGTATCATCTTATCTATAAAGGTAGTCCTAGCTTTATTTAGCTTACGTGCTCTTACTATGTTGTTAGCTAACTTATGGTCATGAGCTTCTAACCAGTCACCAGCAAAAGATGGTGCGTTAGTCTTAGGTGTACGTGGGTAACTTAATCCTGCCCTATCAAATACTGTAGCTATAGACTGTGCTGCCCATAGGTCAGGCTTCATACCGAACTCTTTATGGATAGAAGTTAGTATGGTGTCTTCTTCTTTCTTTAGTTTTTTACTCACCCTTTCTGCTACGTCAAGGTCAACAGGTACGCCTTTATATCTCATGTCAAGTAAGATAGGTATTAGAGCAGTCTCTAAGTCATATATCTTGGTAACGTTTTCTGCTTTAAGTAACTCTTTAAATACTCCCCATAACTTTAAGGTAAGTGCTGCGTCTTGCTCACCGTATGGACCAACATACCTAGCGGGTAACTTATACATCTCACTCTTAGGATTTAACCCATAAGCTTCTGCTGCTTGAGTAAGTAAAGTTTCATCTTTATTCTCACCACAATATTTTTTACCTAGATTATTTAATGAGTAACTATATTGATTCTCATCTATTAAAGGAGCAGCGAACATAGTGTCTTGTATCTTACCTTTGACTTCTATACCATAGCGTTTAAGCCAACCCATATCGTATAAAGAATTATGGAATACTTTGTCGTTACCGTAACTCATCTGTTTAGTCATCCATTTGATAACTAGGTTTTTATCCAAGTTACCACCACCCTCGTGCTGTATAGGAAAATATAAACTAAAGTCTTTAGTGGCTATGGCTATACCTGTGATATAACCAGCGTCTGGGAATGCCCAAGATGGACCATGAGACATTAATAATGGGTCATAGGTCTCTAGGTCTATAGCTACTTCACTGTATCCACTCAGGTCAGGTAGACTACTCGGGGGTGTCCAATCCACCTCAGGCAAAAATAAACTTACTTGTCTCGGCATACTCTATTCCTTAACTCGGTTGAGCTAAACTGATGTGCTCGTTTATTAAAGTGTACTTTTTTAATACCGAACTCTTTACGTCCGGAAAAAGGTTTCTTGTAATACTCGTCACCTATTATTCTTATGTCCCACTGTACGCCCCTTAATATATTAAGTAGGTCGTCTTCTCTTTCGTAAACTAGTATGTCGTCAACATATCTACACGCCTTAACTTGAATCTGTCTTTCAACTATGTTTTGTATTGGTGTGTTTTTCTTAGGTCTATCTATACTAGGGTCTTTTTGAATACATACGGTTAGGTGATCACACACCGTTTTAGCCTCAGCTAACATAAGTATATGACCAGCATGGAATAAATCAAAAGCACCAAATGTTATGCCCTTAATCATTACTAGCTAAATGCCCTTCGACTAACAATAAATATCTACGTAAGTCACGTATGTCATCTAATATGCCGTCACTACTAGGGTCTTGTTTAATAGTTTTAAATATGTCATAGTTATCAGAACTAACTTGATTCTCTATCCTATCCCACTTACGGGCGAGCATCATAAAAGCACCTACCCCACCCCTCAAACGCCAACTATCTCCATAACTTTCCTGGGCTATCTCTAAAGCTTCTACATCACTTTTAGCTAACTTACCTATAAAGTCAAAATTACTACCTGCCATTTTATATACCTCCGTATATCTTAGTGAGGTAGCCAAGTAAATGCTTACCTCTTTCGTTTAATTTATCTGAAGCTAAATACTCCACACCGTTACTAAATACCTCGTTCATATTAGTATTCCCTAGACGCCTTTGACGTACACAAAAAACTAATAACTCAAACATATCTGCTTGTTTACCTAGCTTACTTTCAGCACGGCTCAGCTTGTAACTGATACCTATACTGTCTTCGTATTTAGTTTCTATCCTTTTTAATACTTCAACTAAGTCAGGGTTAGCCCACTTAACTGGTGCTGGTATATCACCGGTAAACAGTTCAGCTACGTCATGAGTTAAAGCTCTTAATATAGCTTCCTTACTTACGTTAGGGTCAAGATACTGTAGTATCATAGCTACGCCCCAAGAGTGAGAAGCTACTGACTGCTCACCTATAGTTTCTAAAGTGTGGTAACGCTTAATAGCACCACCACGTATCATATTGAATAGATCATTCATATCTGTCATCACACATTTTCTCCTTACCGAAATAACACCACTTACAACCAAACGTACTAGGTTTAGCTGGAAACTCTGTAGCCTCGGTCATAGCTACGGCTCTGTCATTTAATTTCTTTTGTTTATGTACTATATTTTCAGCACTATACTCATACCTATCAATCTTACCATGGTCTAAGTACCAGAGCTCAGTAGTTATGGTTTTAATTTCAGGCATACGTTCTAGTACTACTGCCCCATATAACTCACACTGCTCTCTATGTACTTCTTGGTTACCGTCGTATCTACCTGTTTTAAAGTCTATAACTCTAGCGGTATCTGTACCGTCAATATGTACAAACGCATCTACTTTAGCCCTACCCCATGTAGTTTCACCGAACCATGGTGCTGGCTTCCAGTCTTTATCAAAAGCCCAGTCGCCCTCACAGGTTACATAACTTTTAAGGTGAAGGTCTTTTAATGCATCAAAGGCTTCTTCAAAGTCTGCTAGTTCTTTAGGTATCTCATCAAATCGACCCCTTATATAATCCTCACACATAGTATGAATATCCTTACCCCTGTCCATAGCTTTATTCCCAGGCTCTTTAATACGCTTAACATAAGCATAGTGTGCTTTCTTAGGACACTTTTCAAAAGTACCTAGTCTACTGTATGACCACTGATATATTTGACCACTCACTTTGCTCTCCTTAGTAACCAGTCAAACCCTGCATTAGCCCAGTCTGTAGCTAGACAGTTTTGTACTTCTGACATAGCGTCATCAGTTTCTCCTTGTTTATGTAAAAACCAAGCATCCTGTAAAGGTACAGCCACGCCACTAAAAAACACATCATTAAACTCTACAGCTTCAAAAGGCTTACGCTCTAAGAATCTATGTAGGTCTACGTTCCAGTCATCTATGTTATCGCTATTGAACATAGGGAAATTATTAATGGATTTATTATCATACGGGTTCTCAAAATGCTTCATTGAGTAGTAGTCAAAAGAGTCAGACTCTTCTAACCTAGAATGCATTTCTTCAAAGACTTTAGTGTACGCATGAAAACTATCACTAACTTGAGTGTACTCACCTATTTCTACATCTATAGCACTAGCTACGTATTCTTGTAACATAGACATATGTACTACGTTAGCCCCGAATGTGCCCCAGATAGCATCGTTAGACCTACAGCAGACTGTCATTAATAACCTGTTATTACGTATCTTAAAATAAATACTAGTGTTACAAGGTACATCTACGCCCTCACGGTCTAAGTCTTCTACGGGATCCCACATCTGTAGTACGCATCTTCTATCGGTAGGATCATTCTTTAGTCTTTCAATAATGATATCTAATTGATTAATTCTAGTGAACGCAGCACTGTTACCTTTACGGAAATAGTCTATCCATCTCCAACCGTAAGCACCGTGTAATGTTTTACCGTCGTCGCTGTATTCAGACATACGCTGATTATACTGCTTAACAAACTCTAAGTCATTACGCCCAGATAACATCCATAAACCTTCCATAAAATGAAAGAAAGGGTTAGCGTCACGTACTTCTTCAAACAGTACTCTCTCCCAAGGTTTTTCATATACCGTTGATACGGCAACTGGATGCTCTATAACATTACCTGCTCTACTCTCTGTTATGTCACCTTGATCAAAAGACAACATATCCATAGCTTTGATAAAGCCGTCATTTACATTTCTACAATTTAATACGTCCATTAAAATAATTCTCCTGATTGTTTATTTATACCACTGTTATACGCTCTTTTCCATTGTACGTTTACGTCCTTACGTATAGTACCACCCCATGCTGTTTTAGTTTCTTTCTCTACTACCTTAACAAAGTCAGGGTGTAAACTGTGAAGTAACTCAGCACCATTTGACTGTACCTCAGGGGTACGCCACTCACTACAACCGCCATCCGCGTTAGATGACTTTTGACCTTGAGCATAGTAGTAACTAATCTTACTACTTTTACCTTGACGCAATAGCTGTAGGTTAATATCAAAATCTTCCATAACCTCAGTTCTAGCTAACTCGATACCGTCAAACATATCTAGGTTATACCCTAACACCCTCATATACCTAGTATTTTCAACTGATAAATGCTCAACACGGTTATTACCTTCCCTAGCACTTACCCCAACATGGGCATGGTCATCTAACCACTTATCTAAAAGACCAAATAAAGCAGGATATTCATCAGGCTCCATGTATCTTAGATGCCAGTCGGTAGGAGACTTACGTATATAAAAACGCAGGTCATCATCTAACATAACTATCTTAGGGTCAGTAGTATTATCGTGTATAAACTTACGTTTACCCGATATACCTTTTATAGATGAAGGGATAACCATGTACTTACAATCGTATTTACCTTCATACAAATGCTCTTCATCGTCATCAATTACTAAGACAACATCCTTACGCATATCATCTGGGAAAAATGACAAGGTCACTTGATCGTGTGCCCTGCCTCTGGTTGGAATATAAATAATCATTATAGTACGTCCTCCTCATATTCACGGGGTTTATATCTGGAACGCGGTCTACCTTGACCTAAACGTGTCCTCTCATATTTATCAAACTCACATAGACAATGTTCTATGTCTCTCATCTCTAATGGTAGAGGTGTATTATTCAGTAAGGCTAGTAAGTCTCTCATCTCTTGTATAAAGAGGGGCTTCTTTTGTTTACTGTCTAACGGTCTACCGAATATTCTATTTAACCCTCTCATTGCTCCTGGTCCAGGGTTAGCCCAAGTCATGATATCGGGTGCGTTACGTAACCATTTAGTGTGGCGTAAATCAGTAACTACCTCGTAAGACATAAAGTCACTAAATCCAGGGTAGGGTAAAAAACTTTTCCAACTCTCTTCTAAGCTATCAAACTTAGTAGGGAAATCAGCATATAGCGGAGTAAGTATTTTGTCAATAGTTTGCTCTATTTTAGTTCCGCCTAGCGTACCTGTTAACATATACGCTCCAGTATAAACCTTCTCACCTCTATCTTTACGTGCTTTCATAATACCTTTAATACGTTCTGGGTCAAAGGTGTCAGGGAAGCCAATCTCTGCTAAAGTGGGTGGCCAATTGATTTGCCTAGCCATAGCCATAGCAAAAGGTAGGTTAGGGTGGTCAGCATGTGGGTCTCTCCAGTTTTCTCTTATCCAGATAGTTACCCTATCTAGCTCACGATAAACATTACAAAAACTGTAAGCAGTGAGGATAGAATCGTCACTCCAAGGATAGGGCTCATTATTTAACTCCTTACGTATAAATATATTGTGACGTTCGACCATAAAATTATTAAAATCACCTACTCTTTTAAGGTTAATATTGTCCATTATTCTTTCTCTTTATGTAGTTTAATAAAATACTCTGCTTCTACTAATACTAATGGTTTACTTCTATTACGTTTAATCACAACTAATGGTTGATACTTACCGCAATTACTTTCTGCTTGTTCATAGGCTTTCCATACGTTCACAGCCTCTTGATTCTTACACTCAATAGAGTATGGGAATATATTCCTGGATTGCTTACCCATAATAATATCTTCACCTTGACTACCCATGGGTCTACTTTCTAAGTCTTCTGAATCAAGACCTAGTATCTCTACCAACTTACTAGCAAACCACTGCTGTAGTTTACGCCCTTTAGCTTTAGCACTACTAGGACGCACGTTGCCACCAGTCTGGTTGCCTAGTAGGTATTTTATTCCACTGGGCATAAGTCTTTTCGTTTACTACGTAATCACGGTAGGCTTTAACGGGGTCGGGGTTTTTATACTGGTCAGGCATAGCCTGTGGCATGGTAGTTAAACCAGACTCAGGGATACCTATAGGTAACTTAGATAAAGATTGATTTAGTTTTACATAACTAAGGTGCTGTCTGCTGTACCTATGTTCGTACTCCTTACATAAAGCAAAAAAGTGCCAGTATAACCACATATAGTTTTCACTAGTTTCCCTAGCCCATATAGTACAAGGGTGGTTCATGTAGGCTTTTTTATAGATACCGCGTTTATCACAGTAGTCCTCACCGCTAAGTAAACGGTGGGCGGTGCTTAACATTTGAGCTGACTCTAAGGGCATTTTAACTACTAGCTTATCGGGTAAGCATATTGCAGCATCTGCGGGGTCATTATGTACGTAAAATATATTCATAGTGTATTCTCTAAGTAAAGTATTAATTATTAATACTGTTAAAAATTTTACTTTACTTCTAAAGGTAAAGTAAAGCTAAATCATTATTCTAAACTCTTTCCTAGTCCTCCCTTGAATGATGTGTAGGTTTTCTTTAGCTCTGGTTACTCCTACGTAAAACGCTCGACACTCGTTGTCAGGGCTACGTATAAGCTCGTCATAGGTTTTAGTAGCTACGTCAGTTAATAGTATGACGTTATCACACTCACCACCCTTAGTAGCGTGTATAGTATTCATTTTAATTCTAGATGAGTTTACTTTTTGACCTTTCTTTAAACCGTTTATAATGTATTGTGTGTTAATATTACCTAGTAAGTCAAAGCACTTGTGCCATATATCATCTACCATTAAACCATAGTCTTTCTTTAACTGGTTTATATCAAAAAAGGCTTCGGGGTCTGCTTGTTTCATAGTTTTAAATCCTACCTTGACGCCCCTACCAGCTTTCATGTACCCGTAAATCTTTTTAATACGATAAGCTTCTATACTTTTACCACTACGTAATGATTCCCAATCTTTAATAGCTTGTATCAAGTTGTCGGTTACGCTAGGCTTACCACTTCTAGTGTAGAAGTACCCTGCGTTCTTAACGTGCTCCTCTACTTTAGAAAGTAAGTAATTATTTCTAGCGAGGATCAACCAGTCGCCCTCAGAGATATCGACGTGCTCGAAACTTTTATGATAGGTTACTGTGCCTTCCTCTTCTTTAGGTATCCATGTTTTCTCACGCCTGTGTTTTATACGGCTAACTATATTTAAAGCTACGTCATGAACCTTTCTGGGAACTCTATAGGACTGGTCTAAATATATTTCTTTACCTGCTAAGTTTATAAAGTGGTCAGTATCCGCACCAGCCCATTTATAAATAGCTTGATCATCGTCACCAGCAATATAGACATGGTCAACGTCTTTAGCTAGTTTATGTACGCACTTCCATTGTAAGGCTGATAAGTCTTGAGCCTCATCTACTATCAACGCTTTTAACGACGGTGAGTTTTTCATGTTTAAGAAACCAGATAACATATCTGTGTAGTCCATTAAGAAGTTGGTCTGTTTATAGTTATTGTAACTCTTGACAAACCAGTCAAAATGCATCCAACTTAAATCAGAGTTAGCTAACTGCCAAGCACGTTGGTAATCCATACAAGTATTACGGGCTATGTTTTCTAGGAATAACATGTTATCGCCCTTAGAATTTAACGCCATTAAGTTTTCACCGTCCCACGCACTACTAATCTTTTCACCTACGCCTTTACTAAAAGAACGTAAGTCTTTACGGTCTAAGATATCTGCTTTGTTTAAGCCCTGCCAAAAATAACAGAGTGAATGAATAGTTCTAAAGTATGTGTAAGAATCTTCGTCATGATCAAACTTTATGACTGCCCTAGTTAGAGCTTCAGTTGCTGCTTTCTTAGTAAAAGCAACATAGGCTAACTCATGCGGTTGTACACCAGAATCAAATAACTTTTCTACAGTGTTTAAAAGGTAGGTGGTTTTACCTGTGCCTGGTGGTCCAAGAACTATATTCCAGGGCGTCAAATCATATCCTCCTCAAAGTTATGACCAGCTATGGTATCATCTTTATACTCAAACTCTTTGATATACCAGACGTTAGTACCCCTACCTTTTAAATTCCAAAACTTAGTTTTAGCTTTCATGTCTCTCAACTTAGAAGCTATTCTATTAGTCTCGAGCTCAGTAAACCTGTGTTTAACTAGGAACTCTCTAAAGTCTTTTATTCTAAAGTAGGTGTTACCCCCTTCACTATATGGTTTACCTAGTAGTACTTCTTCACGGGTACTAGCTTGAGCAAGGTCGGTAGTAAATGATTCTAATAATTCTAAGAACTGCCCCTCGGTTGATACGTCTGAAGTAACCTCAATAATTTCCATACCTGAATCCATCAAGGTTTGTATTTGGGCTTGCCACTCACGTTCATTAGTTTTAGGGGGCATAAGGTTTAAGGTTTCCATACAGACCCTTTGAAACTTAGTCTGATTCTGTAACTCCTCAGTAGTTAGTTCTAAACGCTTATCATCTATCGATAAAAACCATAAAGGTGGCTTAGCATCTAGTTTAGCTAGGCTAGAGAAACTAGGCGTTGTATTACCTTTACCTATACCGAACTTACAAGTTCTACACTTTTGTACGTCACAGTAAGATCTTATAGGCTCGTCGCTGCACTTATAGTTATATTCTTTTTTCTTTAAGGTACTTATTAAACCCAGTACTTCTTGAGCGGGTAGCGGAGGACTAACATACTTACGGTTATACTCCTCTATCTGAGTTTCCCACTTATCTGGAGTAGCCTGTTTAAGATAAACACCTACGTTAAATAACCCATTATTACGAGTACCTTCAGGGAAGCCTTGCTTCAATAAAGTTTTGAGACACGGTGGTCCACCTTTTATATCATCTACTTCGGGTACTGATAACTCTACTAATTTTTCATGACTTATAGTTTGACTACGGACAAACGCTATAAACTCTTCGGGGGTTAAAGCTACACCATTAGGATTATACCCGTACCTTACTGAAGTCTCGCCTTCAAAGTATGGCATATTTAACCAGCTACCTATGTCTCCTCTATCAACTAAAACTTCTCTTTGTTTAGGGAATATCTCAACACCCCCGTAACCTAATCCTGCTGCTAATTCTCTTAGCTTATCCTGCATATCTCCAGCAGGTATAAAATTCTCTACAAAACAATATACATGAGCTCCACCGCTCTTTGACCTACATACTACCAAAGGTAGTTTAAATGATTCTATTTTCTTTACTAATTCTGGTATGTCAAGGGGATAGGTATCTATATCGATAGCCCCCCAACGTACTTGATTCTCTTCATTAATTGGTATTATACCTAAACCACTTTTACCTTCTAAGTGAGCGATCCAGTGATCTGCAGTTGGTCCAGCAGTCTTGATAGTCTTAGCTACACCCTGCTGTTTTAGTCCTGTACCATTTTGATTAACGTTGAATACACCATGAGCCCTACGTGACCCCTCAAAAATGTCGTAAAAAGATTTGTGTAATTCCAACACCTACTCCTCAAAATAAAAGGGGGAAATTAATCCCCCTAAGTTAGTTAAAACGGTGCGTCTACAGTATCAGTAGTGGCACTAGTCTGGGAAAGGTTAATCCCCCCTACTTGCTCAGCAAAAGTTTTTGCTGCTTGGTAGTAAGTCATCTCAGCTTCTGAGACTTGACCCGAGGCAGTAATACCCCAACCAAACCATGAACCACGGTCGTTAGACTCTTGTACACAACCGAGCGTATACTTTTGACTAAAACTGGGTGGTGTAAATACTTTATCGCCCTGCTTCATTTTAACACTAGCCATCATAGAGTTCCATGTACGAGACCTTTTAAGTTGAGTCCCCGCCATAGATATCATAGCCGTATCATAACCACCGTCTTTGTTTATTACTAACACAAAGTGGGTAGCTGAAGTTTGGATATAGTTACCGTTTTCTAGAACATCCTGACCTATTTTATTCTTAGTAGTTTTACTAAGAACACTAGCGTCATCGTGTTGAGCTACTAACCCACCACCAGAGTCTCTAGGAGTCCACTCTAGGAATAAACGCTTATAAGCCACGGGTAAAACTACCAATGGGTTATCATCGTTATAGAGCATACTACTCACTGTATTGATAATATCACCAGTACTAGCACCGTCAACATATTTACCGTCATGTTTATTGACTTCTGGGCTCATAGCCTGAAGCACTTTTAAACGTGGTATGGTAACGTCCTCGGCACCAATATTCTCTAGTCCACTACCAGCGTCTTCTAGAAAGGCTGATGGTACAGCAATATCAGTATTTTTCTTGTCACTTATTTCATTTTTATTTGTCATTTATTTAATTATCCTAGTTTTTTGACCTATATATACGTTAAAAGTTTCTAGTGGTAGGTCGTTCCCACCTTCAACTTGTTCCCTTATAAACGCTTTAAGAGTCATAGGCTCTACCCACTTTTTACCGTTAGTAGCATACCCTCCATCTTTAAGGTTTAATAAGAGCTTTTGGGCGTCGACGTCTTCGTCTCTACCAAAACTTACAGATACTACATTCTTTATAATATCCCCGTGTCCGTTATTTTGTAACCATTCAAAAGCTTCTTCTTGGTTGTGCTCGGTGATACGACCATAGTAGTACTGGTTAGTACTAATCTTTTTACCGTTAGTAAGGGTTATCTCACTTAACCCAACCTCACTAAGTAGTGCAGGTATTTCTTCCTCGCTTAATACTTTAAGCTCTTTTTGAGTTAGCTTTAAACTAGCCTGTTTTTCCTCTACTAGTTCCTCTAACCTTACCATTTCATTTGCTTTATCGGTGAGCGTTTTTAAAGAGACCTCACTAACCTCTGTTTTTATATCTTCAAACATTTATATTTACCTCTATAATGTTATATTTATAGTCGCGGTTATCCCACTTTAACAATTTAACTTTACCTGTATTAGAAAGTAAAGCATAATGCATACAAACTCCAATCGCAACTGGATCACCTATTAATAATAGATAGTCATTGTCGTTAAAGTCTTGAAGTTTTTTACGTATTCTACTTATTGTGGGTACAGGACTATACATCATATTAGAACGGCTGTCTAATATAAATTCGAAGTCACCATATTCTAAAGCGGAGGATATGTTTTTATTATCGCTCGGCTTCTCTACTATATATACACTCATCTTGTCTCTTTTATCTTACTAAAAATAAAGGGGGGGATACGCGTAGTTCCATTGCCCCCACTTTATACCTTTAAGGAATCACACTTATGACAATGTGAAAGTAAACTTAATTACTTACCTATTACTATATATAGTTTTTATAATTAATAAAGTTTAATCTTTAAATAGTTAGTACTTTAGGTAATATCGGTAATAGGTTAGCGAGAATACATTGTAAGGTAGAGAGTCCTGTGGCTATTAGCCAAACCTATTACGACCCTATTACGCTAAAACATACAATATCCTTTTTAATTATACTGACCTAGTTTACTATATAGCTATATAAGAGACGAGATATGGATAATTTTATTTTTAAGACTAAACCTTACGACCATCAGTTGGAGGCTTTAGTAGAATCATGTGACAAAAAAGAGTACGCTCTATTTATGGAGATGGGCTGTGGTAAATCAAAAGTTACTATAGACAACTTCGTTCACCTGTACGGTCAAGGTAAAGTTAATAATATATTAATAGTAGCCCCTAAAGGTGTGTACAGTACGTGGGTCAATAAAGAACTAGACGCCCATATACCTGACCATGTAGAGAGGGACGTTGTTAAGTGGACTAGTAGCCATACTCAAAAGTTTTTAAAAGACTTAGAAAAGTTATTTGTTTACGACGATAACCTAAAGATATTAGTTATGAATATTGAAGCCTTTAGTACTAAGAAAGGTTGTCAGTATGCCAATAAGTTTATTCAGTCTAATAAGACTATGTTTATAATAGATGAAAGTACTACTATAAAAAACCCTTCCGCTAAGCGTACAGTAAATTGTGTAAGGCTAGGTAAGTATGCCCACTACAGAAGGATACTAACAGGCTCACCTATTACTAAGAGTCCATTAGATTTATATAGCCAGTGTATGTTTCTAGATCCAGCTTTACTAGGGTTTAGTAGTTACTTTGCATTCAGAGCTAGATATGCAGACCTAAAAGAAATGACTGGCCAAGGTAGAACTTTTAAAATGGTGACTGGTTATAAAAACTTAGAAGAGTTAAATGAAGCACTCGGTAAGTTTAGCCACAGAATATTAAAGAAAGACTGTTTAGATTTACCAGAAAAAGTTTACATACGTCGTGAGATACAAATGACAGCTGAGCAAACCAAAGCGTATAAAGAATTACAAAACTTTGCAGCCACTCAATTGAAAAATAATAAGCTTGTTACTATAAATCATGTCATGACTCAGATCATACGTTTACATCAAATTTCATGTGGATTCATAGGGACGGATGACGGTAGTATTACCGAGTTCACTAATAATAGAGTCTCTGAATTGTCCTCTATTTTAGAGGAAACAGACGGTAAGATAATTATCTGGGCTAACTACCGCCACGACATAAAAAGAATAGAAAAGTTACTAACAGAAATGTACGGTGAAGAATCAGTAGGAACTTATTTCGGTGACGTACCTCAAGAACGTAGAGAAGAAGTAATTAATTTATTCCAAGACCCCGATAGCCCTATGAGATTTTTTGTAGGTAATACCCAGACAGGCGGTTACGGAATTACTCTGACTGCTGCCAGCACAGTTATCTATTACAGTAATAATTACGACCTTGAAAAACGTTTACAATCAGAAGACCGTGCACACCGTATAGGTCAAATGAATAAAGTAACCTATATTGATATCGTCTGTGAAAAAACAGTCGATGAAAAGATAGTAAAAGCGTTACGTAAAAAGCAATCTATAGCCAGTACAATACTAGGTGAAGAAACCCTTAAAGACTGGCTAACTTAACGTTCTCTTCTCATCATTCTAGGTGATACTAAAGTTTCCATACCTGTTGCCCTTCTAGGTACAGGTAAATTCATTCCAGGTAAAGATGATATAGCCCCAGCGTTAGTTCCCGTTTCAGTAGGTACCATATTTTTCATTAAGTCTCGCATCACTATATCTTCATCAACACCTTTAGGCATCTCCATCTGTTTTTGTAGCTGTTTAGTAAGAGCGTCATAATCTAAACCACCGATTCCCGGAGGAGTAATTTCCATAGGTTTAGGTCTTTCTCGTGGCGGTTCTGGCATAAACCCATCTGGTCTTCCTTTTGTGGGTAATCGTGCTATATCCATAGGTGGCGGTGCTATACCCATTGGCGGTTCAGGCATAGGCATCGGCATCGGCATCGGTGCTATACCCATTACCGGTTCAGGCATTGGTCTTTGAATTGGTCTATCCATCGGAGGTGCCATTGGTGGCATAAGTGGAGCTATATCCATTGGCGGGGCTACAGGTGGCATCATAGGAGGAAATTGTCCCCCATCTCCTGGTGGCATCATAGGAGGAAATTGT